CCACTACGTAGACCACAACTGCTCAGTCACTATCAGCTACGACACTGGTGAGGTTCCTGTCATCATTGACTGGATCTTGGACAACTGGGATACATACGTGGGTGTGTCATTCATCTATCGTAACGACCCGACTAAGACAGCAGAAGACTTGGGCTATGCTTACCTGCCACAAGAGGTTGTATCTGAGGAAGTCTACCGTGCTTATGCTGATACACTGATGCCTGTAGACTTGACTAACCTAGCATCAACTGATGATCTGTCTGACGAAGCATGTGCCACAGGTGCTTGTCCTATCCGTTAACTCTAACCACCTGAGCATGTGTCTAAACTGCTACACACACCATTGAAGGAGGTGACCAATGACATTCATCATCATCACACAGGACAAGTGTTCATACTGTGACAAGGCCAAGAAGCTGATGGTAGACAATAGACTACACTCAGTATCCTACAACATCCGTAGCTCCAAGTGGCTCAAGGATTTGCTAGGTAAGGCTGAGATCACAACTGTACCCCAGATCTGGGACTCAGAGGGTGAGTACATTGGTGGTTACGAAGAGCTTGACAAGTACATCAAGAGCCTCTAAGTTACACCCATAACTTCTCTTAGCTCAACTGGATAGAGCAAGTCACTTCTAATGACTAGGTTGTGTGTTCGAGTCACACAGAGAAGGCCAACGTCAGTGCAGGTTAGCCGACAACAACAGTTACCTTAGGCGTCAGTAACGCAGTTGTTGAGGGGTTCGATTCCCCTGCTAGACACCATACCACAAGGGAATACCCATATGATTAAGAGACCATTCAGCAAGGCACTGTACGAGGCTTACGATGAGCCAGCCCGTAATGCTTTGGTAACCTACCTTGAGTCAAAGGGTCATACCATTGTCAGTAACGAGGAGAACTTCAATGTTGATGTAGTATCACAGAAGGGTGGCTTCACATACTTCAATGAGGCCGAGGTTAAGACAGCATGGAAGGGTGACTGGAACACAGCTTGGACTGAGATCAGACTACCAGGACGTAAGCAACGTCTCCTTGATAAGCACTCTAGTGTAGACGGTGTGTTAAACTTCTACATCTTTCGACCTGACTTCAAACAGGCATGGAGGATCAAGGACACACTGTTAACACAGGACAGTCTCAAGGAAGCCAAGGGACGATACATCCAGAAGGGTGAGAAGTTCTTCCATATCCCATACACATCAGCAGAGTTGATTGAATTATAAAATGGTACAACAGCAACCCAAGAAGACAACTACTCGTCGTAAGACAACCTACAAGAATGCTGACAAGAAGCCAGCTGTAGTCCTACTACCACGTACTGATAAGCAGAAGGACTTCATTGATGCGTTGAACACAAGCTCCCAGATCTTTGTATTAGGTCCAGCTGGTACAGGTAAGACATACATTACAGCTACCTATGCAGCACAGATGTATAGTGAGAAGAAGATTGATAAGATTGTTATCACTCGTCCTCACGTAGCTGTAGGCAAGGAGCTTGGGTTCCTCAAGGGTGACCTAGCTGAGAAGACTATGCCTTGGGCCTTGCCTGTCTTGGATGTCTTAGAGAAGCACTTAGGTAAGGGTGTAGTCGAGACAGCTATCAAGAACGGCAACATTGAGATGGCACCTCTAGCCCTCATGAGGGGACGTAGCTTCGAGGATGCCTTCATCATTGTAGATGAGACACAGAACATCACTACTCATGAACTCAAGATGCTACTGACACGAGTAGGTGAGGGTACTACCATCGTACTCAATGGTGACGTACAGCAGTCAGACTTGAAGGAAGCTGATGGTCTATCCAAGGTTATCCACCTAGCTAAGAAGCACATGTTACCTGTACCTATCATTGAGTTTGGTGTTGACGATATTGTACGGAGTGATATATGTGCTCAATGGGTGAAGGTATTTATGAAGGAAAAGTTGTGATGACTAAATGGAGCTTAGGAGATTACTGCGAGACCTGTGACTACCTACTAGATGACCGAGGCCACTGTGGAGAATGCCTAATGGAAGATAACAACTACAACAACATCGACAAACCATTTCACTACAACCACAGTGATGGTATCGAGTGCATCGACTACATCAAACAAGTTCTTGGTAAGGAAGGCTTCATTGCTTACTGTCGAGGCAACGTAATGAAGTACAACCATCGTGCCTTCTACAAAGGCAACCCCACAGAGGACATGGCGAAAGCTGAACAGTACCTACAGTGGGCCAATGAGACACTCAAGGAGATACACAAATGAAACAATAAAGATAAAGCCCCTTGGATTTCTCCTTGGGGCTTCATTTATTTCTATTACCACTTTACCTTGTCGGCCCAGTAAGCTGCACTCATCTTACCCTTGGCTATGTTCTTGGCATGTCTAGCCTTGAAGGACTTCTGCCTAGCTGTAGGCTTCTTATCACCACTGACACCTTGCTGCCCGAACCTGATAGTCTTAATCTCATCACCTACCTTGGCTACAACAACATGAGATTTAGTTGGATGGCTAGGTGTCTTCTTAGGTTTGTTGAAACCTGATACACCAGCCCTGTCTAGTCTTGGGTCTTTAGCCATTACAAGCTGCCCTCCATTTAGCTGAGAAGTTATCTACCTCTATGATTGTTTGTGTTGTATCATTACGTGATACAGTAGGGAGAGGGATAGAGCATATAGCCTCAGTCCCGTAGTTGGTTGTGCTTAGACAGCCTGTCAACAGCATCATTGATGTCAACACTAATAGGGGTCTCATCAATCCTCTCCCTTATCTTCTTGTAGTCCTCTAGATCGTCTAGCTTATCCTCTTGCTTCTGTGTCTGCTTACCGTAGAGATACACCCCGAAGAGAATACCTACAGCAGCAAGCAGACCAGATAACATACGGCTTAGCTTAGATGTTAAGAGGGTAAACATTAGTTACCAATACTTTGAATATAGTCTTGTAGCAGTTTGGACTCATTGCTGTTCAAACTACGGGTACTAATAGCTTCGAGTAGTGCAGCAATTTCAGGTGGTGTTCTCTGTCCTGTTGGAGCTTGAGCAGTTGTTTGAGTAGCCTCTGCCTGAGTAGGTAGGGCAGCTTCTGCTTGTACTGCTGTAGCCTCTACAGGTGGTAGTTCTGTAGTTGTTATTGTAGTGTCTACTTCTACAGTAGGTGTTGGAAGGAATGTAGGATCAGTAGCTGCCTTGTAGACAGCCTGGCTCAGTGCTGCTTCAGTACCACCACCAGTGATACCAGCTGGCCTACGGTAACCAAGCAGACGGTCCTTGCTGTAAGAGCTTACAGACACTGCATCACTTTGGTTTCCACCTAGAATAAGAATGTCACCATTGGCATCGAAGCCTTTGAAGAATCCTACATGACCCTGTGCAGGGTTGTTTCCACGAGAGAGAACTACAATGTCACCAAGCTGTGGTGTGTCAACACCTGTACCCCATTCCAAGAAGGAACGAGCATTCAAGGCACCTGTACCATCAAGACCTGTCTTAGCTAGTGTAGCATTAACAAAGGCTGCACACCAAGCTGTCTGAGATGGGTCAATGTCTACACCACCAGCTGAAAGGAAGTTAGTCAGTGTCTCTTTCTGTTTGTTTTCATTGAGGCCTAGAGCACTCTCAGCTGTAGTGATTAGATCAACAGGAGCTTGACCTGACAGCTGAGTCACATCAAAGGTAACAGCACCAGCTGGCTCGTCTACAGCAAGAGCACCGAGTGTTTGGTTGATAACACCGATAGCATCTCTACGATCTAGTGCACCTTCAAGGTTATACAGACCAGCAAGTTGAAGTACATCTGTATAGCCATCACCGATCACACCTCTGAAACCATCTCTGACACCAGCTACAATATCCCCGCCGTAGTACTTCTGAAGTGAACGGTTGAAACCCTCTACTCTTGGTGCTGGTGACTTAGCCAACAATTCTTCTTGGTTGAGTGTGTAGTTAGAACCATTCCAAGAGGCCACTGAGGTAGCTTCAATAGCTGCAAGGTTACGTTGCTGACGTACAAGTTCGGTGGTCAAGCCACTACGTACATATGTACGGGATACTGTAGCACCCTCAGGGTCAACAGCATCAAGAGCATTTACGTTCTTAACGAACTGTGGGTTGCCTACCAATTCAGTAAGGAAGGATGCAGACAGGAAGTCTTCATTCTTCATAGACATGAGTACAGCACCGATACCAGCTGCATTCTCTACGAACTGTTGACGACCCTCAGGACGTTGCAAGGCGTTAGCATCTACCATCTTAGTCAACTGACCCGAAGCCTTTAGGCCATCATAGAACTGCTGAGGAGACAGACCTTCTACTTTGCTTGCCACAGAAGCTGGTAGTGTATCAATGGTAATGTTACCTGATGGTGTACCACCAAGGCCAGTTGCACTTTGCTGTACAATGTGGCCAAACAGCTGTGGTTGTGTAATGTCTAGGTTGATTGACCCCTTTAAACCCATAACGAAAGTATTCATACTTTCTCCAGCAAGAGTAGCTAATGTTACAGGGTCTTTGATTGCTGTAGCAGCTGCAAGAATAGAGGCTGTAGAGCCTTCACCTTCAACTAATATAGCATTAGCTAAGGCAGACGTAATCTCTTCAAACAATACATCTGTAGAGGAAGCCTTAGTCAGGGTAGTCAACAAGTTATCAATGCTTGTGATCTTCTCTTGTGTAGATTTCCACTGGTCATCAGTTATACCTCTTGGACGAGACACACCAATTTTGAGTTGTGCCCAAGATGCACCCAAGTTAGCTAGAGCTTGTGGACCTACTTTACCACCCTGCTGTGTAGTGCTTACTAGAGAACCTAGATTAGTATTCAGGAAGGTATCAATAGCAGTACCATACGCAGCCTCAGTTTGTACTGACCATGCATATCCTTGCTCAGACTTAGATCTAGCAATCACATCAGCTGATGCTTGTAGTTGTGCCTTCTGACCAATAGCATACTCAAGTCTCTGGTCTTCTGTAGCATCTTGAGGCAACAAAGCATAAGATGCAATGTAAGATGCCTGTACCTGAGGGTCAGCCTTAGCCTGTTCGAGCATGAAGGCATCAGTGTCTAGACCATAACCAGCCCAAGGACGGCCAGTTGTGGTTGTGTAGACGTTCTTATACTCAGTACCAAAGTCAATACCCTTCATGGCAAAGTTAGAGGCAAGCTGACGTTCAGCAATAAGAGCAGCTGACTCACCCTGTCTGTCTCTGATAGCCTCTACTCTTTCCATACCCTGCTGAAATACAGCCAAGTTAGGGTCAATCTTAGTGGAACCAGAAGATGAGCTTCTAGATGAACCCATAGTTCTCAGGAAGTCACTACCCAAACCAGCTACAGCAGCCAGCATAGAGGGTTGTTCAACTGCTTGCTCAGGGGAGACTTCACTCTGTAGAGTTGGGGCAAATATACCAGCCATTATTCTGTACCTTTCAGGATAGATTGAGTAGCTTGTAGAGCATACAGTCTGTCTTGCTCAATCAAATTAGTTTGTATCTTGCTCCAGTTGCCTTCAAGTGAAGTACGAGTAGAGCTGCGTAGTTGGCTTGTCTGAGAGAATGAGAACCCTGAGAAGCTGATACGTTCTTCTAGTTCTTGCATAAGCTGGATAGCCTTGTCTACATCAGACCTATCACCTTGCATCAAAGCAAAGATATTCTCAGCATCACGGTTAACTTCTTTACGGAAGTCAGCAAACTTCTTGTTGCTGGTGTAGATTTGACCTAGACGAGAATAGTTCTCAACTACTTCAAGTGGTGTGAAGCCTGTAAGGGCTACGATACCGTCACCAACTGTCATCTCACTCTCAAGTGCAATACCATTCTTACTACGGTAGATACCATTGTTGAAGATACCAATAGCTTTAGCTATGTTATCCAGACCTGAGGGCTGACGAAGTACTTTTACTACATCATCAGTTAAGGTTGCAGTGTGACCATGTAGCAAGGAGGATACAGAATCCATCACAGCTGTGTACAGGTTACCTGCAATCTCACCTGATGGGCCAACAAGAGCACCGTAAGCACTCTCATCAAAGATCTTCTTCCATGTATCTGTGATAGCCCCTACTGGTGCAAGACGTTGGCCAAGACCAATCTCTACATCACCTCCTAGAGCACCAATAAGTCCGTCAAGCATACCATACTTCAAGGTAATGTACATGTTGCTATCAGGTTTGATACCTAGTTTTTCACCGATATAGTCAGCTGCACTACCTGCACCGAAGCCAGTCAGGCCATACATAGGTCCAAGTACAGCAAACAGTCTAGCTCTCTCAGCTACAGTGAAGTTACGTCCAACGAATACAGTCTCCAAGGAACGTAGTGTGTAGGACAACCACTGAGTAGGAACCTTCATAAGACCTGACTGCACCTTACCACGAGACAGAGAGGACATGTTGAATGTAAGGTCTTGCTCACGACGAGTGATCCACTGTCGAGCCTCATCAGAAAGAATGGATACCTTAGGGAACTTAGCTTTGAACTCAAAGACAGCTGTGTTGATACCAGTCAAACGAGCAAGTCTTTCACCCTGTTTAAATGGATACAGACCAAGGTCGAGACCTTTAGTAGCCAGCTTATTGATGTTGTAGCCTACACCACTGAGTGTAGAATACTTCATGCTCTCACCATTCCAACCTGAGATACCGAAGCCAACACCTGTACCATCTTCGATAGCATCACCGTCTACAACAGCACGACCTGAGGTACGGATGTACTCAAGAAGTTCATCAGCATCCTTCTCTGAGATCTCAGCTGCCTTAGCTAGACGTTGTACAGCTAACTTCCTAAGCTCAGGTGTATTAGCACGAAGGCCAGCCCTCACTGGGATGGTCATAGCTGCACCTTTAAGGCCATGCACAGGGCTGATAGCCATGATTGTTGTAGCATGGAAGCCTTGCATGAAGAACTGAGATACGTTACCAAAACCAAAGGCAGACTGGAATCCAATCTTTAGTAGACCATTAGTTGGATCCCCTAAGTTTAGCTGCTTACCTGTCTTATCAAAGATAAACTCAGCCATAGCTACACCCATGTTCTGTAGGGAACTAGCTGACTCATCCTGCATGTTGAGCTTACGCATGGTGATGTCACGTAGCTCTTTCATACGGCGAGAGAACTCATCTGTGCCACTGATCTTAGCATTACGGAACAACATCTCATAGTCTGTAGAAGAGATACCCTGAGGGAACCAGCTACGATTTTTCTGTTGAACCTTCTTAACCCAACCTACCATAGCATTACGAGCATAAGCTCTGTTGCTGTAGGTGAATACTGAGTTACCCATCTGCCCTAAGATGGAGTTGATAGGGTCTTCGTTGTAAGCCTTACCACCACCAAAGTCCATGAGAACTCTATCGTTACGTCTAAGGTCATTAGCTATGTATTCGTTAGTCTTCATGCCATTGAAGAGTGTAGTATCTACAATGTCTTCAGACAAGATGTCATCATTACGGCCCTTAGGTTTGATATCACCTACAGACAAGTCCCAACCTTCATCAGCCATTAACTTCAGGAGGTCAGCCTTGTTCTGAACACTTGGGTTCCAGTCGTTGTTAGCTTCAATGATGTCATCAATAGCATTGTCACCACTACGTAGTGCTTTTTGGATAAGGCCAAGCTGCTCTACTGCTGTCTTAGCTTGCTTCTCAGAGAATGTACCCATGAGAGCCTTGAGACGTTTGTCACCCAACACTACAAAGTAGTTGAGGTTAGGGTTAGTACGGGAACCACCTACGTTGTAGCCCATAACGTCTGTAGGTTCGATGATACGAATCTCTTGAGGCTTGACTACATACTCTTGACCGTCAGCCGTAGGCTTGTCCAACTTCCAAAGTGGAATGTCCTCAGCCTCTAGGTCTTGGATACGAATCTTACCACCAAACTCAGCATCGAATATCTTAGCATCAGCTGGTACGTCAGACTTGCTTACTCTTTTAGCTGGCACATAGAAGTTATCTGCTACTTTAACTGAGTTCTGGTAACCCTTCTCAACGTAACGGCTCAACATGTTTGTTGTCTTGAGCAGGTAGTCAGCTTCTTCTACAGATGCCAGAGCTTTGTATGCCTCCAATACACGTTCACTTGGGGCTGCACCTGTTGGGTGCATCTGCTGATACTTAACTGCAAACTCACCATCAGTATAACGTACACGAAGGGCAGCATCCTTGCCATCTCGTAGCTGTGTGTAGACAGCCTGAAGACTGAACCGTTCTTGAGCACCTAGTTTCTGTAGTGACTTAGTGTATGGGTCAAAAATGTTCTTGATTGCAGCCCTAGCACCTTCACCCATGCTAGACAATGTGCTGAGACGTTGAACATCACGAAGAGCAGCTGATCCCATGACTTCATTGTTCATCACAAGGCCAAGAGTATTACGAACCAAACCAGCTTCAATACCTAAGTCAGGATCAATAGCCTTCTGTAGACCACTAAGGTTCACACGTTCAGCTACCTCAATCAACAATCCCTTAGAGATGTCGTTAGGGTCAACGGGTACAACATTAGCATTGGTTCCAACCCTAGCTGAGATGTCGTTAGCCAGGTTCTGTACAGCACGAGGGATGCTACCATCAGGACGAGCCATGTAAGGTGCACCATTCTTGGCCTTACCAAACTTAATTGTTGTGACGTAGTTACCTAGTCCCTCATCTACAACCTTCCAGTCATTGACTGGGTTGCTAACCTTCTTAGTGTATCTCTCAGCTGTATTCTTAGCTGCTAGTTTGATAGCTTCAGGATCAGCAATAGGACCGAAGGCACCCTTCTGGAAGAGATCATCAATACCTTTAATGATTTCGTTCTCAGCAAACTTCTCAGTAAACTTAGCAGCTGATGGACGGACAGGCTGTGGGGCTAGATCAAGGTTAGATGGAGCTACGTTACCAAGTACCTCAGGGTCAGGAGTGCTACGCAGGATAGCCTCAGATGCCTCAGCAGCAGCCTCAGAACCTCTTATGGCAGCTACCCTACCTACAGCTGTAGATGATCTCATAGAGGTCTTCACAACAGCTTTAGCACCAGCACCAGCCAGCTGACCGATACCAATGAGATCTAGAGCAGCAAAGGCTTGGTTGATACCTTTGTTAGGATCGTAACCTGCACCTAGAGTTTCTGTAGTCAGGTCAGCTAAGGCTCCAAGAGTGTTGTCTGCAAAGAGACCTTCACTTGCTACATCATCAGCAAAGGTATTGAACCAAGTACGGAACTCAGTTGGAGACATACGTGTAGCTGCGTTAAGGATGTCGAGACTTTGTTGCTCAGTCTTAGACGTGATACCTTCGTATGTACCTACAGGAGATACATCACGGAGGAAACGGTCTACAGAGTTAAGGGTTCTTTCGAATGGACCCTTACGGGCTGCAACCTCAAACTGACGAGCAGAGATAATCTCTTGAGCAATCTGGTAGTTGGTCGATGTTCTAGCATCAATAGAAGAGTAGTCAGTATTATTTACTGTCATAGCCTGTTCTGAGATGAACTCAGATGTACCTAAGAACTCGTCAGCCTTAGTACCCATGTCAGCTGCTTCAGCTGCTAACTCTTCAGCTGTCTTGTTCTGTGCATAGCCACGAATGAAAGCATCGTAATACTGGTTAGAAGACGACTCACTAATTTTAGTCTTAGCTTCTACAGTGCTAAGCTCTTCCCCAGTGACTGCTACAATATCCTCTGTTCTGTCTGGCTGAGGTCTAGATGCCTCCCCAAATTGTTGGTCAATAGAATTAATGGTGATGTTGTAGCCCAGTGGGAAATTGTTAGCCATTGTTATGGACCTACATTCTTCAGGAGAGCAGTAGCATCAGGCGGAGGAGTAGCCCCAACCCCAAAGGCTCCGAAACCACCAGCTGCACTAAACAAATTCATACCAAGACCAGCTACAGCACCTGCTGTCTGTGCTCTTTGACTTTGGATACTAATCTCCTTAGAGAGACCTGACTGCTGACCTGCATAGCCTAGTGCACCACCAAGCTGAGAGGACAAGGACGACAGACCACCACCAAGGGCTGATCCACCTGTGATACCTAAACCCTGTGCACCAGCCTGTGTCTGAGCACGTCTGATCTGAGCCTCACGGATAGCCTGACGTTGGCTACGTTGAGCCTGTAGTTGCTGCTGTTGACGTTGTGCAGCTGCTGCCTTCTTCTGGCTTTGGATACTTGAAACTGTACCTGCTACAGTAGCTACTGCTGAGATAACTGCTAGTGCTGGACCCATTTGTTTATTCCTTAAATTGGTATACAGTCATTCCTTCAGAGGAACCTGCATACTCAAACTTTAACATAGTTAGTAGTTTGTTTATTTTCTGATTGTCAGGGTTGACCGCAGCAAATATAGCACTGTAACCCATAGTACTAACGAAACCCCACCAGTCCTCAAGCATATACTTCATCTCAACAAACACTTCTTTGGTCATCTTGTCTATTGATGGTAGGTGCAAGATTATAAAGTCACTGTTATACTCAAGTCTAATATCAAAGCATGACCCTCTGATACCATGTAGACTTTTAGAAACGGGTGTTTGCTGCACTAATAATACCAAAGCCAAGCAGTACGAAGTCCTTACCTGGTTCACTCTCGAACCTGAGTCTCATACTACGGCCATGACCTCTCATTTTAAGTCGTGTGGTTACGA